TGTTAGTAGGATCAGCAGGATATTATTCATTTGGGCGCACATTTAGTACTACTCAAGGCGCATGGGAAATGCCTGTTAGCACAACAAATAATATATGGTATTTAATTGCATTTTCATATGATTCGAGTTCTACATCTAATGATCCAATAGGGTATATTAATGGACGTTCTCAAACAATTAATGAATTTTCAACACCATCAGGTACCTTAGTTGATAATGCTGCTGAATATATGATTGGTAATCGCGGTTCAGGAGCAACTAGATATTGGGACGGGTTGATTGGTCCATTATTTATTTGGAATAGAATTTTATCGCCATCCGAACATTGGGCTTTTTATACTTATTCACGATGGGCATTGTTTGAGTACTCAACACCTAAAATTTATAACAATATTATAACTCCCGCAACTACAAATTTATATGCATTTTTATTTGGTTCTGGACATGGTGGTGGTAGCTCAATTTCAATTAATGGATAAATTATGAAATCATTAATTAGAAAGTTTGGGGAGTATCTAATAAATATTTCTCAACCTACTGATGAAGTAGTTATGGATCCAGTAGAGAAAGCTGTATACGATGCTTATCTCTCAGTAGGTCTGAATCAAGAACAGTATAGTCATGATTTTGATTTGCTACGTGCAAATAAGTTGGCGCAAGTTTATCATGTCGCCGCACGTAATCTGAAGGTTGAACCGGAACTCAATACGGTAGGAGATGTAATCAAATGGTTAAGCGCGTAATCTTCACGTTATTATTTACATTCGGATTTCTTGCGCCATCTTTTGCCGCAGATATTACAACTGACACTTGTCCAGGCGCAGGTTGTACCGATATTGTAACAGAAGGAAATTCTTTTGTTGCAATTCAGATTACTGGTACGTGGGCTGGTACTATTACATTTAGTTCAACTATTGATGGTGATAACTTTGTAACTACTTTAGTTACTCCTATTGGTAGCGCAACTGGTGCTACAACTACTACTGGTAATGGTATTTGGACTTTAGAATTAAAGGGAGTGCGCGCTATTCGCGTGGCATTTACTACTTTTAGTTCAGGAACGGCAACAGTAGTTGCGCGTTTTCTACGTGAATGACAACGGACTTGCATGATTATGAAGCCGAAGAACTACTTCGTAAGATATTCATTCATCATGCACAGGAAGTAGCTGGTTCAGCTTATAGATCTAAATTGTCTTACCAGATATTTCCGTTTAGTTATACAACAAGAGATATCGTGGCCAGATATCTGGCGGATTTTGAACAAAAAGTTTTGCTTAGACACAAGGGAGAATAAACATGGCAGCATCAATTACAGTTACGGGTAAGGCCGGTCCTGGTAATACTGTTACTGCGGAAGTATTTACTGGTGTCACTTCGTTTTCTGTTGATACCGTTAATAATGTTCTTGCAATGGATGATGGTACTGGGACCATTACCAAGGTAACTATTGATTCGGCAACTACATTTACTGTAACGAAGTCTGGGTCAACCTATACTATTACGATTTCGTAATGGAATTAGAATATGATCCAACAATTAACCTGGGAACTATAATTGCCATTCTAGTTTTCCTGGCTGGTATGTTAAAGTTGTCGGGTCGTATTGCAGTAATTGAATTCAAAGTGAATCAACTTTGGAATAAATCATATGGGAAAATGGGACAAGCCGAAGCCCAAGACTAAGGAGCTTCGTATTAATGTATTTGGCGCATCGGGAGGGGTGTTGCCAGATACATTAGTTGAGGTGGAATTTGAAGGTACATATTTTCATGCAACCACAAATTCAATTGGTCTAGCTAAAGTTACTGTCCCATTTTCTACATATGCATGTAATCTATTCCTTTTTAAAAAGGGATATGAGAACTTTACAGAACGTAGAGACTTAACAGCAAATACTGTACAGAATTTTTATTTTACTTTGAAAGTAAAAGAAAATCCTGTTCCAGAATTTTTAGAACCCATTGTTATTTCTAACAAGAAGTTTAAGACTGAATCTAATCAGCCATTTCAGTGGCGAAGTATTACTTGGTTTAGGTTAATTCATCAAGTTGCAAATGGTGAAGATGTTTCATATCTTGCGCATCTAAAAGAACTAGGATTTAATTCAGTTCGTATTCTTTCAACTGCAAAAGTTCTATTTGATTTGCCACCTGAAAAGGGCAGAGAATTTTTATCTACTACGTTAAATGTTCTTGAGTCACATGGTCTTTATGCGGAAGTTGTGGCTTGTGTTGATACGGCTAAAAGATCATACGATTTTAAAGCACATGCGCGTGCGGTTGCTATAACTTGTGAATTACATAGCAACGCATTCTTTGAGTTTGCTAATGAACCTTGGCATAGTGTACAAGATCCAGAATTACATGACTTGGAGCATGTAACAGAATTAGCAAGACAAGCAACATCAGGATTAAATTTACCATACTCAGCGGGTACACCGACTACTGATGAACCAAACTCAGATGGCAGTATTCCTAATCCTATTGGAGATTATTTAACTCCTCATTTAGATAGAGGAAGACCTGGTTGGGAACAAATTCGTAGAGTACGTGAGTTAGAAAATCTAATGCAAGTATCAGGTTTACCTGTTGTTAATAATGAACCAATCGGTTTTGATGAGCAAGATGGTTCTGTTACAGGAAGACAGAGATTTAATAATCCTGAATACGCATTAGGTTTAGGAGTTCTCGGACGTATCTTTACTATTGGTACAACATTTCATTGTCAGGCTGGATTGCAATGTGATCCATTAGGACCTATTCAAGAGAAGTGTGCAGAAGATTTTATTATTGGAAATACTATTATTCCTGATGATGAGTATTTAACATTTAAGAATGCAACATGGGTTGATTCTCCTGTTGATTCATTTGAAGATTGTGTAAGAGTTTATTCTGGACTTGGTCCAAACAAATCAATTGTATGTGCATTAGGCACACAACCTACTTATCGCATTATTATGAAGAATGGTTATCGATTAGGTAATCTTCTTATAGATCGCAATGAGATCAAGGTTTGGGAGTTGCTATGAATCCTACACGTAGCGGATGGTTATTATTTGCTGCGGCTTTAGGTATGATGTTGTCATTAATGTCAGCAAATATCACTGAGTTGCAAGCTTGGGATGAAATGTCAGAACCATCCTTTATTGGAAATGCAGCAGCTCATCTTGGTGCTGTCATTGCAGCGTTTGTTGGTGGTAAGATGATCCCTGTTTCAGAGGTTAAGAAATGACATTCCTAAGTAAACTTGGTTCGATTTTAGTTCAGGGTTCAAAGATCATCGTTGGTATTTCCCCATTTTTACAGGGGACTTCTAAGGGTGTAGTTGATAAGGCCTCACAGGTTTTAGAACAGGTTATCCAGATTGTTGTGGATATGGAAGTTCTAGGACAGAAGTGGGGATTAACAGGTGCGCAAAAATTAGAAGGTGCTACTACTCAGGCTGTTACTATCTTCCTTAACTCAGCGTTTCTTGTTGGTCGCAAGATTAACAATGCTACGTTGTTTCGTGAAGGTGTATCAGATGTAGTTAATGGTGTTGTTAAGATCCTTAACTCAGCTAAAGCTGATGGTCTTGACACGGAAGATGTAGTTCAGTAATGCAAAAGAGTACAGATACACAGTGGTGTCCCACTATTAAACAGGCGCGCTTTTTATCTGTACCCCTATCTATTCTTGAAGGATTTTATGCTGGTGCGGTGAATGCTGGAAAATCTGACGTATTGTTAGCTTATCCAGTTATTCACCGCTGGCATGAGAATCCGAAGTTTAAGGGGATCTTTTTTAGACGTACATTCCCAGAATTAAAGAACGAAATTATTCCTCGTTCATATAACTTTTATAAACAGTTTGGCGCAAGTTATAATAAGAATGATAAGGTTTGGGAGTTTCCAAACAAAAATAAATCAAAGAGTCCTATGGGCGCTGGTGCCCTTATGTTCTTTGGTCATTGTGAGAATGAAGATGATGTGCATAACTATGATAGTATGCAGATCAATCTTGCTTTATTCGATGAGTTAACTTCATTTACTGAATGGCAATATCTCTATATTACGTTACAACGTGTTCGTGCGCCAAAGTATAGTGATTTACCAGCAATTGTTAGAGCAGCATCTAACCCAGGTAATATTGGGCATAATTGGGTAAGAAAGCGATTTATCGATCCGCATCCAACGGGTGAGGTGATTTTACAAAATGTAGCGGGACTAAAAAGAATTTATATTCCAGCGACCATTAGAGATAATCCATATGCATCTGATGAGTATCTTCGTTCATTAGAATCACTACCAGAAGCTGAAAAGAAAGCAAAGCTTTATGGCGACTGGAGTGCATATGATGGTCAGGTATTTGAGGAGTTTCGAGATAGACATTATCCAGATGAACCTGATAATGCTATTCATGTTATACCAGAATTTGATGTACCTGACTATTGGCCGAAGATTGTAGGCATGGATTGGGGCTATGCTCCACCAGCAATGACATGGATTGGTTATGGAGCTATTTCACCAGAAAAAAGGCTTTACCTCTATCGAGAACAAGCTTGGCAAAAAGTTAAGATTGCAGAGTGGTGCGCCCAAGCCAAACCATATATCGATAGGGATAACCCTCGCATTATTAAATTGTGTAAGTCTGCTGGCCAAGACAGGGGACAAGATCACACAATTCTTCAGCAGATAACTGAAGCATTGGGAAGGCCAGTAGAATTAACATCTAATGAACCAGGAAGTAGAATTGCTGGTAAGATGTTAATGCATGAATATTTTAGGTGGAAGCCAAAGTATATTCCACCACGAGAAATTAAGGAGTTCGATCAAGAGTATTCTGAATGGATCTTACGTAATCGTGGCATTGATGAGTATAAGAGCTATATGCAATCATTTAAGCCACAAGAACCTGAAACTAATTTACCAAAGTTTCAGATTTTTGATACGTGCCCATTGTTTATAAATGCAATTAAATCTTGTGTTTATGATAAAACACGAACACAAGATGTGGCAGAATTCGATGGTGACGATCCTTATGATGGTGGCCGTTATTTGGTTGATACGGCAGAACGATTCTTTGAAGAAGCTACTAGCGAATTTCAAAAAGTTAAACGACAAGAAGAATTAGCAGTATCATTTGCACGTAATCCTGATATGACTGCTTTTTATAATAGGGCGCGCGCCTTTGAACGAGAAAATGAAGATACGATTCGTCCAGTTAGGAGATATAGATAATGTGGAATAAGATTAGACACTGGTTTCATCACTTACTAGATCCCCATTGTTTAGTCTGTGAGAAAGAACGTAAATGTCCAAACTGTGAAATTACGTTAACATTATTAGAAAGTGAACGTCGAGATAAGCAGCGGATTTTAGATCGGTTTC